AGTTTCTGAAGAAATCATAGTTAAGTAAAAATTAAAAAACCACCCCAGAAAGGGGTGGTACTACTCATAATATGAGTGGTTTTATCAACCAATTGCTGGAGCAGTCAGAGCAACAGGAGTTGTCTCAGCAGCAGCAAGATCAAGAGGGAAGTTGTGAGCATTGCGCTCGTGCATCACTTCCATACCCAGACCACCACGATTCAGGATGTCTGCCCAAGTAGGAATAACACGATTCTGACTATCAACAATCGACTGGTTAAAATTGAAACCATTAAGGTTGAATGCCATGGTGCTAACACCAAGAGCAGTAAACCAAATGCCTACAACAGGCCAGGCAGCAAGGAAGAAGTGAAGTGAACGAGAGTTGTTAAATGATGCATACTGGAAGATCAGACGACCAAAGTATCCATGAGCAGCAACAATGTTATAGGTCTCTTCTTCTTGACCAAACTTGTAACCATAGTTCTGTGACTCATTCTCAGTGGTTTCACGAACCAGCGAGGAAGTAACCAAAGAACCATGCATAGCACTGAACAGAGAACCACCAAATACACCAGCAACTCCAAGCATATGGAAGGGGTGCATCAGAATGTTGTGCTCTGCCTGGAACACAAGCATGTAGTTAAAAGTACCAGAGATACCCAGGGGCATCGCATCAGAGAAGGAACCTTGACCAAAAGGATAGACCAGGAACACTGCAGAAGCAGCAGCAACAGGTGCAGAGTATGCAACGCAAATCCAAGGACGCATACCAAGTCTGTAGGAAAGTTCCCATTCACGACCCATATAGGCATAGATACCAATCAGGAAGTGGAACACAACCAGTTGGAAAGGACCACCATTGTAAAGCCATTCATCAAGTGAAGCAGCTTCCCAGATGGGGTAAAAGTGCAAGCCAATGGCGTTGCTTGAAGGAACTACAGCACCAGAAATGATGTTGTTTCCGTACATAAGAGAACCAGCAACTGGTTCACGAATACCGTCAATGTCCACCGGTGGTGCAGCAATGAAGGCGACTATGAAACATACAGTAGCAGCAAGCAGTGTAGGAATCATCAGAGTACCGAACCAACCAACATAAAGGCGGTTGTTCGTTGAAGTAACCCACTCGCAGAATTGATCCCAAGTGGAAGTAGTTTGTCTTTGTGCAATTGTAGCAGTCATTTGTTAAGAGAGTAAATAAAGTCCAGGGGGAACTGGATGTTACAATATGCTCCAACCCACCCTCCAGGTTGGATATGAGAGACTGTGTTTAACCTCCCCATAGGTCTCGGTTGAAAGAGGACAACATTAAGAACTTGTTACATTTCTTAACTTGTTGTTGTATTTATCATAGCAACATAAGAGAATTTTGTCAAGGCACTAAATAAAAAGGTAGTATTAGCAACCCTAATGGCTAAGTCAGCAAATAAGGGAAAAAAAGGTTCTTCTAATAATAAGCAGAATCAAGGAAATGCCACTGCTAAAAAAGCAAAGAATGGTGGTAAGAAAAAATAATGAGGTATTATGCCAAGAGAATGGAATACTCCAATTCGCGAACCCTGGAATCCTGTAATTAAAAAATGCCTTGATGCTGTTGATGAACACATCAAGGAATACACTAAATCAGGAGATGACTGGCATTTATCACAAGCAGAAATATTAAGAAAGTATGTAAAAGATTTAAAAGTTTGGATTCATAAAAAAGAAGGAAGAGAATAAATAACTAGGAAACATATAATAGAACGATGAAAAGATTACTTTTAATCTCTTCGTTATTCTTAATTACCCCTGTAAGTGCTGCTGAAATCACATCAAAAATCACTGACTCTGTACAGCTTAAGGTTGATGCTGCTGCTTCACAAGCAATAAGAGTTGGAGGTCAGTACTCCGTCTCAGGAACAAATATTCAATCCTCTACCTTTGGTGGAGTTGCTGGTGCTGGAACTTACTCCATTAATACTGCTGGACAAGCATTTACATTTTCAGAAACTTTAATTGAAGCAGATTCTACCCCTGCATCTGTATCAACAGGAGCAATTGCACCTTATGGAAATATTACCTCTACTGCTGCTGGTTCTGCTGGAAGTCTTGCTGGTTCTTTGTCTGGGACAGGGGTTCCTACAGTAACTGCTGGTGGTGCTGGAAGCAGTGCAACTGCTCAACGTAGTATTGAACTGAGCGTATTTAAATGAGACATATAACTCCCGTTTTGCTGGCAGCAGCGGGACTTATATCTCCATGCTATGCAGAGTCAGTAGTCCCCAACTTCACCAGAGGAACAATCACAGCAACCACAGAAACTACAACAAGAATTGTAGAATCAATTCGTCAGATTGAATATACAACTGGCACATCATACACTGTAACTGGCACAAACATTAATATTCCTGGCACTCCAGCTCCTGGAGCAAATTATACCATTCAAACTCAAGGTGCTCCATTCCAGTTCAGTGAAACCTATCTTGGACCTGGAGTGGCAAAAGAAACATGGATAGACAGAACAACAGAACAGCAATCAACAACAAACTCAATATCTGTCTTTACACAATAGCAGGAATATTAGTATTAGCTCTTGCAGGTTTTACCAAAAGTAAAGCACAGCAAGCACCATCAAATACTAATATTGCAGGACCCTCAGCATCTGCTACTGGTAATGTAACTAACCAGGCAGTTCAGGTGCTTCAGGGTCCTTTTGCCTTGAACACTTTTGGTGCTGGAGTTTCTTGTCAAGGTCCAACAATGAGCCTTTCTCCATTTGCACTAGGAAATTTTAATGGTAGTAATGATCCAACTCAATATGAATCTTACAATGGAAATTTTGGTGTTAGTTTAGGATTTAACTTTCCTCTAGATGGTTCACTACAAGAACTTTGTAAAGAAAGAGTAAGAATTGAAATTTCTAGACAAAGTGCAGAAGCAGCAAAGGCAAGACTTGATTTTGAATTAGTCAGACTACTGAAGTGTGGAGAGGCAATAAAATCTGGTATTACATTTCATCCTGATAGCCCTTATGCAAAAGTTTGTTCTGATGTTATTGTAAGATACCCACAAGCTTCTAAATAAAAATAAAAATGTTTATAGTAAAAAGAATTGCTGCAATGAATGAGATTTTGTATTTTGAAGAAGATACAAAGTGGACTCCAGATAAATCAAAAGCAAAAAAATTTACAACTAAAAAAGAAGGAATTGCTGCTTCAGATAGAGCAGGTTTATATGAATTAATTGTAGAAGAAGTATAATGTTTCACTTAGTAGAATCTCTAGCAAATAGTCCTGTTTGGTTAGGACTTTGTGGATTTGGCGTTATTGTCCTACCAATTATGGGAATACAATACATTCACAATAACAACAATGATAAATGACTTTCCTTGGGGAGTTTTTACAATTTTATGCTGTGGATTAACATTCACTGCTTATATAATTTACTACATACTAAGGTTATCTAATGAGGAAATGAAAAATGAAACAACTAAGTCTGATTCTATCCATCACAAGTCTGACAATTAGTGGAGTACTTTGTTATGGTGCTTATATGACCTATCAAAAAGCACAAAAGATTTTGGATAACCCAGAAGAGTTTGTTGGTGCTGTTGTAGAGAAACAAGTCAATAAGGCATTTGAAAAATTACCTATTCCTAAACTAAATACTGGAAGTATTAAGTTTCCTTTCTAATGGCAGACAAAGATCCTTATATTTATAGAATACGTCAAATTCATAAGGTTATAGATGGAGACACTATTGACGCTGATATTGATCTGGGTTTTGATATCTCCCTTACTAAGCGAATTCGTCTTGCTGGTGTCGATACCCCGGAAAGTCGCACAGCAGATGCGAATGAAAAAAAATATGGACTTGAATCAAAAGAGTGGCTCAAACATAGATTAGAGTTTGCTAAAGATATTATTATCAAAACAGAACTTCCAGATTCTACTGAAAAGTATGGAAGAATTATTGGACACCTGTTTATTAACAATGAAGTAACTTCACTAAACAATCAAATGATTACTGAAGGTTATGCCTGGACTTATGATGGTGGAACTAAAGTAAAGAACTTTGCTGAACTGGATGCAAAGCGTAAGAAGTGATCACTTTGAGTGGAACTTCTTATATTGTTCTTTCTTTTCCATCTTATGTTCTTTCTTAAGTAACTTATTGACTTTCTTAAGAGAAGCAGATTTTTCAAAAGCAAAATAAACCTGAAGTTCATAAGGGGTAAGGTCTCTATTTAAGAGTTTCTTACCCCTTACAAATATCTGCTGGACAATAGGTTTCATTTTACCTACCATCCATTCCACCAAAGATTTGCCAATAAGAGCCGCAGCAACAGAAGCAGTAGCAGTGGTGCCAGCAAGTATAACTTGTTCTTTAGGGGGAACTGGGACTTGTCCAATTAAAGGAACCTCAATAACTGGAACACCTAAATTTGGTTGATTAGTTAAACCAGAATCAACCACTTGAGATGGGGGGGTTTGAACAACAGCAGGCAACTGAGGTAGGGAGGTTTTGTCTGGAAGTCCTCTTGACTTTTCCTGTTGCTCTTCTCCTTTATCCTTTTGCTCTGCTTTTACTGCGGCATCAAACTCTTCCTGTGTTGGCACATTAATCACAGGATATTTTAATGAAGGGTCTGGCGCTTCAAATATAGGAAGTGTCAGACCCTTTGTTACAGGAAGTTCAAACTTCTGGACGGGAAGCTGCTCTACTGTAGTCTGGGGTATCCCCTGGATCGCAGTTTGGGCAACCTGCTGTTTGGGTATCTGCGACTGTGATATCTGCTGGAGGTTCTGGTTCTGGAGTGGGCTCAACTCCTGTGATTTCAGGTTCCCTACGAGGTTGATCTCCATCTTTATCATCTCCCTTCTTCAGAGTATCAACTCCAAAAGTTGCAGCAGCTGCAGTGAATACAGTTGCAATAAATGTTGGGTCCATCTTAGCAAGAAGACCTGCATAACTTGCAGTAAGTAATGCAGCACTCCAACTCAAAACAGTAATTCTAACAATAGTACTCATACAATGTTCCTTTTTCTTTTGTGGATCTGGCATTGTCTCTAATTGGGAATGAGGTTAACTTTTTTTCCAAGCTTCACCTTCTGCTTTTCTTCTACGAGCAAGTCCTGCTTCTACATTTGAACCAGGATTTCTGTAGAGATAAAGAGCATCTGGAACTGAGTCCCATTCTTTATTTTTCAGGCGTTTAGTAATAGTATTAAAGTTATCACCACCGTAAAAACCGGCACCAAGATTATAAGCAAAGCTGAGCAGAGCGCCTCTTTTTCCATCTGACATTTCATTCCAATGTGGAATTTTACGAAGTGCAGGAAGAAACTGGTTCTTACACTGACTGATTAGCAGATCATCTGCTTCTTGCTGACTAATTTGATCACCAAGTTTGAATGCCGAACCATCCTTCTTACGGGTAGATCCCCAACCAATAGTGATTGGCAGACCACCAGTGAGAGGATCAGGATATGCCTTCAGATGGCATCCTTCAAACTCCTTTATCAACTTGATGCCCATCATAGGAACATCATCACCACCAGATACAGGAGCAGCTGGAGCAGCAGGGACTGATCCAGCACTAGTCTTTTTTCCTCTGTAAATCTCTGCCCAATCTACATTGTCCTCAAGGAACTTGACTGGGAGATTATCTTCCAACCATTGAACTGCCTTCACATGGTTGGGATTCTTCTCATCATAAAATTTGAAAAAGTTGTGTAAATCGATTCTTGCCATTGTTTGTTCTCCTATCAATCGAAAATTCTACCCCAACCATCGTTGCCACCTGGACACCAACGATGCTTGAGAACTGCTTTAGTATAAATGGTTTTCTTACCATTTGTCACAG